GGAGAACGCGCCCACCGTGCCCTACACCTCGGTGTACTACGCGCTCACCCAGACCAACGCCACCACCGGCTACACCGCCAACGACAACATCGTCGGCACCGTGACGGCGGGCGAGGTCACCTACGACGAGCTGTCCGAGGCGCTCGGTCGGTACGAGGACGGCGACTACTTCGACGAGTCGATGTCGGTCGTCATCGCGCACCCGACCTTCCGCAAGCAGCTCCGCCAGATCAAGGACGACCAGGGCCAGCCGATCTTCGTGCGGGGTCAGGGCGGCGACCGGGGCACCCCGGACACCGTCTTCGACATCCCCGTCCGCTGGTCGAACGGCTGCCGCCTGTCCGCCACGGCCAGCGCTGCGCCCACGGGTGCGCCGATCATGGTCTTCGGCAACCGGGACTTCCTGATCGTCGGCGACCGCTCCACCGTCGAGACCCAGCCGATCCCGGCCGCGATCTCCACGACGGACGAGGCGAACGTCAAGATCCGCGTCCGCAAGGGCTTCGCCATCGGTCACGAGAAGGCGTTCGCCATCCTCGTGGACGACGGCTCCGCCCTGAGCTGATCCGCGTAAGGCCGCGTACGCCCGCGTAGCGGCCTGCGAGCGACGGCCCGGCCCCTTTCACCGGGACCGGGCCGTTCGTTCGTTACGCGCCCACCTAGACCGCTCTACGAGGCCGAGGAGGCCGAGGTGTCAACTCCCGCCGAGGACTGCGCTGAGACCTGGGCCACTCCGGCAGAGGCGTCCGCCATCACTGGTGTGGCGATCTATCAGAGCGACCTGTGCACCGCGCAGTCCATCATCGACTTGTTCACAGACCTTCACTACGGACTGCTGGACAGCCTCCAGCCGCGCACGCTGCGCATCCTGAAGCAGGCTGTCTCCTGGCAGGCCAAGTGGCAGAAGGAGCAGGGTGTCGACGACTTCGGCACCGGCACCGAGAAGCAGAGCGAGACGCTCGGCGACTACAGCTACACCAATGGCTCCGGCGGTTCGGGGTCGGGCGGCAGCTCGGAGGATTCCGCGATGCTTGCACCGATCGCGCAGCGCTGGATCACCAAGCTCAACTGGAAGCGCACCCGCACCATCGATCCGCTGACTCCGAGCGAGAAGGTGCTCGTCGAGAACGGTGACCTGGAGGGTGTCTTCCCCTGGATCCCGCGAGGTGATCTCGGATGAGCTTGGTGACGCACCTGCTCAAGCAGACCGCCGATGTCTATCGACGGACTGAAGTGTCGGACGGGCAAGGCGGAGTGGAGTACTCCTATGCCCTGCTTGAGAGCGGACGCAGAGTCAAGATTGACCAGGCGTCCGCCAGGGAGCAGTTCGAGGCGGAGCAGGCTGGTGCATCCTTGACGCACAAGGTGTACCAAAACCATGACGACGACATCCAGCGCGGCGATGAGTTTCGCCAGGGCTCGGATCGTTTCCGTGTGATGAACGTCGTCAAGCCCTCGACGCCCGGCGTGTACCTACGCGCTGACGTCGAGTTCATCCAGAGCGAGCAGGAGAGCTGATCATGATGGATGCAGAGAGGCCCTCCCAGGAGGCGAAGCCGATCGGTCCCACAGAGGCACGAGAGCGGGCGGAAGCTGCTGCCCGTGCCGGCAAGTGGGACGAGTCCACTGCGTGGTCATTGCTCGGCCTGCTCGCTCTGGAGCGGCGAAACACAGGAGGAGGTCGACGTGGGCATTAACGCACGCGGCATCCGTGGCGCTCAGCAGCGCCTGCGTCGCCTGTCCGATCGGCTGGCCGGTGTGACGGACGAGGCGATCAGCGAATTCGCGGACGACGTCACCAACCACATGAAGGGTGTCGTGCCGGTGGATACCGGCAGGCTGCGAGACTCCATCTCGAAGGAGAAGGCCGGAGACAGCTACACCGTCGGACCGCGCGGCGTGGAGTACGCCGCATACGTCGAGAACGGAACCAGCCGCTCACCGGCCCAGCCCTACGTAGCGCCGACGATCCAGTGGGCGCGCGCCAACGGACCCAAGCGCATCGCGCGACGCATCGAGGGGGAGATCAGCTGATGTCGACCCCCACGGCTGCGGGACCATTCAACGAGCTTCTGGCGGGGCTGTACGCCACGCTGGATACCGGCCTGGATTCGGCCGGTGTGTACGACGACGTTCCTGAGCGAATCACCAAGCCATACGTCACGATGGGCGAGATGTTCTCCATCCCAGACAACTGGCACGGCGGATTCGGGTGGGACATTCTGTTCACAACACATGTGTGGACAAAGGCGCGAGGATTCAAGTCGGCGGTCGATATCGCCAACGAGATCATCGCCCTGCTCGACCACAAGCGTCTGGCTATCGACTTGCCGGATTCATGGTCCATCGTTTCCATCCGATTCGTGCAACTCCAAACGCTGCGCGACCCGGACCCCGAGATCCGCCACGTACCGGTACAATTCCGGATAGTGATTCACCAGGAGGTGTGACCCAATGGCAGGACAGGACGCGTGGGGAACTCAGTTCCGTCGCGAGACCGACACGCCCGGCACGTTCATGACGATCGCGAACTGCACGGACATCTCCGGTCCGAGCCGTGAGCGGGAGGCCATCGAGGTCACCGCGCACGACTCGCCGGACCAGTACCGCGAGTTCGTCAAGGGCCTGAAGGACGGCGGCGAGGTCGAGCTCACGCTGAACTACGACCCCAACGTCGCGAGCATCCAGGCGCTCGACGACGACTTCGAGGAGCGGGACAACCGCAACTACCAGCTGGTGATCTTCCCCGGCACGGCCGACGAATGGACGTGGGACTTCGAGGGACTGATCACCGCGAACGGAGACGAGTTCCCGCACGACGACAAGATGGAGCGGACCGTCACCGTGAAGATCTCCGGCAAGCCGGAGCTGACCCACACTGCCGGCAGCTGAGGACGAGGAACAGAGCATCATGGCACTGGTAACCAAGAAGCAGATCTCCGAGGCTGTCGACCGCAAGTGGGAGGACGTGCCGGTCCCCGAGTGGGGCGGCGACGTGCGACTCATGGAGCTGTCGGCTGCGGACCGGGGCTACATCGAGGCCGGGTCGGTCGTGGCGAACGGGCAGACGCCCCAGTTCAAGATCGACTCGCTCAAGGTGTACCGCGAGAAGCTCGTGGGCATGGCGATGGTCGACGAGAACTTCGAGCGGGTCTACTCCAACAAGGAGATCGCCGCCGGAGTCCTCGGCACGAAGTCCGGAGCCGTGATCGAGCGGCTGGCGGCGAAGGTCCAGGAGATGTCCGGCATGGGCCGGTTCGCCGTGAAGGAAGCGGAGGGAAACTCCGAAGCCGCCCCGAGCGACTCTTCCGCTTCCGCCTAGCGGAGCACCTCGGGATGACGGTGGCCGAGCTGGACTACCGCATGGGCTCCTACGAGCTGACCGAGTGGATGGCATTCGAGAAGATGACCGGTCCACTCGGTCGGCGTCGTGGAGACATCCAGGCGGCCACCATTGCGGCTACCGTTGCGAACTCCAACCGGGGTAAGGGCGGCAGGAAGTTCAAGATCGCGGACTTCCTAGTCGAGTACGGCAGGGCGGCGAGGAAGACGCCGGAGCAGATGCTCTCGGCGATCAGGAGTCTCAACAGGTCGATGGGAGGTACAGAGCATGGCCGACGTGACGATTGACATTGACGCCAACTTGGGCAGCACATCGTCCACCATCGACCAGGCGGCCAACAGCCTCGACGATCTGGGCAACGCTGCCAACACAGCCGGTTCGGACCTGGATGGCGTTGGCAACTCGGCACAGGGTGCAGAGGGAGGCATCAGCCGGGTCGGAGCCGGTGCCATCGCTGCCAGCGCTGGCTTCAGCCAGATGACCGACATCGTCGGACAGGCTGTCGACCTCTGGAACATCGGAGACCGTGCAGCCGATAACCTGGCACGTGCACAGAACGACGTGGCACAGGCCGCGCTCGATCTCAAGCAGGCGAACCAGGACGGACGCCAGGCACAGCTCGACGCTAACCAGGCGCAGATCGACGGCACACAGGCGGGCATCGACCTGGAGCAGGCGCTGCTCGACCAGAAGACCGCGCAGAAGGACTACAACGACGCGGTCAAGGAGTACGGAGCCGACTCGCTGGAGGCCCAGCAGGCGGCGATCGACCTCAAGCAGGCTGACGCCGACGCCAAGCAGGCCAAGCTCGACGGCAAGCAGGCGACAGAGGACTACAGCCAGGCGCAGATCGATGGCAAGCAGTCCACGATTGACGCGAAGAATGCACAGCTGGACCTCAACGAGGCTCAGCGCAATGTGCAGTCGTCGACGATCATGGACGGATGGTTCGGCGTCATCTCGCAGCTGGGCACAGTGGTGTTCGGTCTCGTCGGCACGTTCGCGCTTCTGGGCACGGCTTGGATCGGCACTGCCGCCACGGCCGTAGCCACGGCTGCCACGACCGCGTTCGCCTGGGTGTCGAGCTGGGTTCTGATGGCTGCCAGCGCGCTTGCGAGCGCGGCCTCGATGGCTGCCGCCTGGTTGCTGTCCATCTGGCCCATCGCACTCATCATCGCGGCCGTCGCTGGTCTCGTCGCCCTGATCATCATCTACTGGGACGACATCAAAGAGTGGACCATCAAGATCTTCACTGCCGTCTGGAACTGGCTGAAGGGCTTGTGGGACGACATCGTCGGTCTGTTCAACTGGGCAGTCGGAATGGTGAAGACGATCTTCTTCAACTTCACCCCGCTGGGCATCATCATCAAGAACTGGGGCGCGATCACCGGCTGGATCTCGAAGCAGTGGAGCTCCATCGGAAACACCATCTCGACATGGGTCGGCCGCATCAAGGGATTCTTCTCCGGAATGTGGAACGGCGTTGTGTCGGGGCTCAAGTGGGCTCTCAACGGAATCATCGGACTGTTGAACGACGGCATCTACGGCGTCAACGTCCTGATTTCCGGAGCCAACCGAATCCCCGGCGTCAACATCGGCTTCATCCCGTACATTCCCTATCTGGCAGCTGGTGGTGTCACCACCGGTCCGACGCTGGCCATGATCGGTGAAGGCCAGGAGCAGGAAGCCGTCCTCCCGCTGAGCAAGCTTCAGGGTATGCTTAACGCTGCCGGCAACAATGGCTCAAGCGCTGTGGTGATCGAGTTCCGTGGCGGCTCTCGGGCATTCCGAGAGTTCATGCAGGAGTCGGTCAGGACCACGTCCGGCGGGAGTGTCACCAAGTACGCAGGAGGATGAGAGATGCCGAGTTTGCCACCCCCGATCAAGGGCGAGCTGTTCTATGACGGCGTGTGGAACTCGGCATCTGTCCGTACCACATCGACGATCGAGATCACTCGCGGCCTGACGTCGGAGTCGAACACCGAGGCGGAGCCGACAACATGCGAGTGCGACCTGGACAGTCGCGACATGCTGTACGCTCCGAGGAATCCCGAGAGCCCGCTCTACGGGAAGATCGGCCGCAACACTCCGTTCCGCCTCTCGCTGGAGGCCGGAGGAGCGTACTTCACGTCCTCCGGCACCACGGGCATCTTCTCCTTCTCGACGCCTGACAACGCGGCGTTCGATATCACGGGCGACCTCGACCTTCGCCTCGACTGCCGAGCCGACGACTGGTACGACCCCCAGACGATGGCTGTCAGGTACACCCCCGGCACCGTGGCGTTCGCGCTGGCTGTCAACGGAGACGGATATCTGTACTTCTGGTGGACGCCCTCGACCGGAACGCGATACGCCAAGAGCACTGTTCCGGTGGCTTTCCACAACGGCGAGCGCGCAGTGATCCGCGTCACTGTTGACGTCGACAACGGAAGCAGCCAGAGCGAGGTTCGGTTCTGGCACTCCAAGGCGATCGACGCCGACGAGTGGACGATGATCGGCGACTCCGTCACGCAGTCGACCGCAGCTCCGTTCCAGAACATCTCGGGCTCGATCTACCTGGCCGACAACCAGCTGTCTCTCCTCCCGGACTCGTCATCCGGAACAGACCGATTCCGTGGAGAGGTCTACGGCTTCCAGCTGTGGGACGGGTTCAACGACCAGCTGAAGGTCGACCTCGACACCGCGCGCGATGGCGGAGAGGACGCCGTCGGCGGCACCACGATCGTGGACGAGACCGGCTTCACATGGACCAGGTCTGGCAACTCGTCGTTCAAGAACCAGTACTACAGGTCGGTCGGAGAGGTTCCTGCATGGCCTCCGACCCGCGACCTGACTGGCAACGACAACATCGTCTCGATCTCCCCCACAGGGATCACGCGACGCATGGACGCGGGGAACAAGCCGATCGACTCGGCACTGCTCCGCTACATCCGCGTCAACAACCCCGACGAGTGCTGGCCGATGACGGACCCGGCTGGCAGCACCCAGGGGTTCGCGGCGTCTCTCGTCGGCGGTCCTGACCTGGCGTATGTGCCCGGATTCTACGTCGACGACCTCGACCCTCCGCAGTTCGGAAACAAGTCCATCGCAGACTGGATCGAGAACGTCACTCTGGTCAAGGTGGACAATGGCGCCACCTTCATCGGATCGCTGCCGGGCGGCACCGCCACGTCTGGCGAGTGGACATTTGACATCTTCCTGAACACTGGTGGCAAGTACCAGACCAACGACAAGTGGATCTTCAAGGACTCTGGCGAGGGCACCGACGCAAGCCCTCGTGTAGAGATCAGCGTGGCTCTGCTCGGCGACGACGA